CTGCAGTCGTGGTCACGAAGCCCGGGTTGCCGAGAATCGCGTTCAGAGCGCCGGCCGTCGAAACGAACGCGAGGATCTTCGCGTAGGTCGCCGACGAGGCATCCTGGCCGGAGGTGATACCGCTGGTGTTCTTGATACCGATCGGCTGTGCGCCGCCCGTACCGTTGATCACAGCAGCATCCACGCCGTCGATTGCCACATCAGCAGCAAGGTCGGCCATCACGAACGCTTCAGCCGAAGGCGACGCTTGACGCAGCAATTGTTCCGACACGTCGGTGATAGCGATACAGGTCTTCGGCGTCATCGAGAGTTGACCGAGAGCCTGATCGGCTGCGGTTACGCTCGTGCCTTCACCCGCCTGCCACGTCACGCTGACCTTGCCGGTTTGCCGCGGGAAGTAGACGTTCCCGGTCAGACCCGACAATTGCCGTGAACCCATCCGCAGAGCAACCGAGCGGTTGCGCAGGATGTCGATGAATCCGCCGTTTTCGACGTTCACCATGTAGCCGCCCTTCGAACCGGGGACGACCGACATGGCCCGTTGCGTCGCTTCTTGACCGAGCGGCTTCTGCAGGAATTCACCGGGAACCAGAATGTTCGAGGTGCGATCGCGGCCCAACTTCTTGGCCATCTCGCGCGAACACTCTTGCTCGAATGCGGCTTCTTCGATCAGCCGACGGTCTTCCTGACCGTAGACCTTGGCGCGGATTGCGCGGAACAGCGAGTACTGACTGACCTCGCGCTTCGTGAGGCCCAATTCGCCAGCACCCATCGGCTTGGCCTTGCCGCGCTCCTCGACAACTTTGAGGATGTCTTCGGCCACTTCCGTCAGTGGCGTACCTTCCTCGATCCAACGCGCCTCAGTGCGGCTGTCGATCTTGTTGGCCTTGGCAAATGCGATGACCGCTGCTTTGCGCTGCTTCTCGGCGTCCAGCGCGCTGAGTTTGACTTCTTCGCCGCTATCGCCCGGCGCCTTTTGCTCGTCCATCTTTCGTGACTCCACAGTAATGACGGCAGTTGCCGCCGGGGTTTTCTCAGCTCGCACCATGCGAACTTCGAATTCTTCGCCGCCTTGTGCGCGGCCGATGCCAACCGTTGGGTCGGCGGGAACGGTGACGATCGAGACCTCGTAGGGCTCCCAATCGGTGATTCGTTGCACGCCGGTGTCTTTGCCGGTCGTTGATTCGGTGACTTCGTGCAGGCGATAGCCGATCGAGACGTTGCGCAGACCGCCTTCGATCATTGCGCGAACGTCGTTGGCCGCCGGCGTATCGAACATGTGCGCGTCGACCAGCATCCGACCTTCTGAAATGCTGGCCTTGTCGATCATTCCGAGCGGCGCATCCATGTTGTGGTTGAACAGAAGCGGCATCGCCCCTCTGCTCGCCCGGTCGAGCCGCACCGCACCTTTGCCAAAGTCCAAAACCTCGGTGCCGAAATACCGCTCGACCGGATAATCCGAAGCCGCCGAGAAACTCAGTCGGTAGGTCGCGTCTTCCTTTCGGATAGCAAAACCTTCCACCGCCAGCTCTCGTTTGAGAGCCGGCACCTTGATGGTGTCCATTGATTACCTCTTAGTTGGGAACTTCTTCCCAGATCATTGCGGACGTGACGGTGACCGTTGTCGTTGACGTCGTGTTGAGAACGGCGAGCACCCCGCCAGCCGGCACGATGATCGATCCGTCTATCTCTATGTCTATTGCCCCACCGAGTTGACCGGCCGTCGTCGTGCTATAGGTCAGCGGTCCATAGGTCGGCATTTCCAAACCTTCGAACACGACAAGGTTGTTGGTCAGACCCGTCAGCGCCACGCCGCCGTTGAACGCCTTTGCTAGACCGCCGGCCGCGAGCGTCTTGCGATTGAATGGCGTCACCCCCGTCGCTACCGCTGTATTGCCAACCGAAGATGCGAGCACGAATGCGCCCGGCCCCGTGGGCGTCGTCAGCGTATTGAAGTACGCGCTCACCTTGATCATCTGAATGGAAAGAGAAATCCCAGACCCGGTCGGGTTGTATACCCCGACAATCGGAGTCGCAGTCGCAGTCAGGCCAATCGTGTTCGCCGACAATGCCGTTGGGCCGCTCCCTGCGGAATACAGTTGCCCACGGAAGTTCATCTCGTAAAAACGAGCGTATTGATTCAAAGCCATGGGTCTATCTCAGGTGAATGACTCGGCCTTGCGCCGGAGTCGAATTGTCAGTCGAATCTGTAGAGTCTGCCGGCACGTTGTCCGGCGCCGGCGCCGGCGTATTGCCCTGCGGGGTCGCCTTCACGTTGTAGAGTTCCGGCGACGTATCGAATACGAGCCCGGCCGCTTTCATCTGCTCGAGTTCGTGCTCGCGTTGGTCGAGCACATCTTCGAGATCCAACCCGCCAGCCGTCGCAGCGATTACGTCCGAGACGGTCGTGAATCCAGCCATGACGGCCTGACGGTAGGCCTGCACCTCGTGCACCGGGTCAACCCACGACCAGCCGCGCGGCTTGAATCGAACCGCTTCGAACAGTTCCGGATTCAGCGCATACCGCTCGAGCGGCACATTGATGGCCTGCGCCATGGTTGCCTGCTGAATCCATTCTTCGTGGACGCGGTATCGAAACGTGCAAATGAACCAGTTCTGCAAATGACGCCAGATATCGCGCGCATCGAGCAGACCCATTCGCGACGAAGAGTAGTTCCCTTGCGAGTAGTCGCCCGACAGAGATTCGTAACTGACACCCACACCGATCGCGATTTCGCGAACGATCCCGCGCATGAACGCTTCGTAAACCGGGTTCGGTGCACCGCTCGGGGCAGCGGCGAACTTCTCGCCGGGATTCAGTCGAAAGTACGTCCCCGACTGCATCTCCATTTCGATTGAGCCGTCTGGCTGCTCTTCACCAAACGACGATGCGCTTTGCGGGGTTTCAATGGCGCCCGGCGTAAGCGCCTGGACGCGCGCGCGGGTGATTTCCGCCTCGCTGTAGCCATCCATATCCGCCATGCGCGAGATGGCGGTATGCAACCACGGCACGCCACGCGTTTGCGGCCATCGATCAATGATCGCCAGATGGATGATGTCCTCGGCCGGTACGCGCTCAACCGCGGCGACAGTCCCGACGCCGTAGATGTCGTTCGGATGACGTTGGCGGATGAAGTAGGCGACCGGCCGGAAAAATTGGTCGACCTCCACGCCCATGCGGAACTCGTTCCCAACCTGAACCCCGAGGGTCATCGATTGGAATTGGTCCGCAATACGTTCCGACTCAATCAGTTCGAGAGCGAGCGGGATCGTCGAATCGCCGAATGGTCTTCGATGAATGCGTACGAATACTTCGCCCGCTTCGAATACTTCGCCGATAGCCGCCCGTTCGAATTGCGAGAATTCGAGCCGTCCACCGGTATGGCAGTTATCAGCCTCGGTCCATTCATCCCATGCCGATTCGATGCTGTCGTTGATCGACTTGTTCATCTCACCGCGAGAGTTCATCACTTGCGCCTGCAAACCGATGCCAGTGCCGATGACGTTGTTCACGACGAGCTCGCGCGCGCGGGTTGCATAGGAGGCGTCACGTACGAGTGCACGAGAGCGGGCGCGTAGCCTCTCCAGCGACTGAACAATTTCGGCGTCCGCGCTGCTGTTGCTCGCAGGCTGGAATGCGCCATTGAGTCGCGAACCGCGCGCAGCTGTATACATACGTTGGCGCTGCGAATTGGTGCGCGAATTTGCGCGCGATTGCACTTCTTCGCGTATTTGCTTCAGGGAAGCGATGATTTCCGCGCGGTCACCGGCTGCAACTGCTTGCGCAGCCATTTCCACCATTTCTTCGCCACTAGTTGCCATATCGCACCCGAATCTGCCGCCCAAGCCCCGCGTTTTCGGCGTCGTCCTCTGCGGCTGTCTCCGCCTTCAGATCCGACCGAATCTGGTACAGCTCGGCGAGCGATTGCCACGACACCGAGCGACCGTTGAAGGACGCCGAGGTCTGTCCCGTTGACGCCCGAGCGAGGATTGCCGCCTCGATTTCGTCCAACGCCTGACGCGCCCATGACCGGCCATCAACAAACGGAACCGCCGATGCGTTTGACGCAAATCCATCAATCACGACCAGGTCGCCTGAGTCACGCGTGACCTGTTCAGTCGTGCGTGTAGCGACCCGCTGCCAATTCCAGCGTCCGGCAAGGAGGCCGTTTGTTTCCGATTTCGTCACCGTGACGAGGTATCGCCCGTCACCGTTGTCGGTGAATCCCGCGAACGAAACGCGCGTCGAATCTTTATTGACGAGGAAATAGCGCATCGTCCAGCCGTCGGCTGGCGGGTATTCGGTATCCTCGACATACCAATGGGCAGAGTCGCCCCGCACCAGGCTCGTTGGCTCGGCGCTCGGAATGGTGATGGTCAACGTTTAGACTCCACACATTGCTCGTAATATGCCATCGTCTCTTCCTGAGAAGGCTCAACGAATTGGCCATGTGAATACGGAAGAACCAACTTTGCGCGAAGTTGCTTACGCATCTTTTCGCTTGGTATCAATGCAATACGGGATTCAAGTTCTGCACTTATCGTTCTCGGCAATCGAATTGTTGGCAATGTCCGCAAAGTTATCTCCAGGTAGTCGCCCAATTCCGCTTGGACTTGGGTATTTCGTCTGCGGGTTTTTCTACTTTCGGTTTGACCAATGCCGGCCAGACCGGATTCAGGATGTACAGCGTCGCGAGCGAATAGACGTACAGGTCGAGAATCTCGTTACGAGGTCTGACCTTCACCCACTCGCGAATATCGAAGCCGCGGCGCTTTTTCAAAACCGCCTTCTCTGCGGTCAACTGCAGGAAGAATTCCTCGTCACACTTCTCGGAGAAGTGCAGCCGCGCGAGGCCTGGATTCATAATCCGCGAGTAGATGACATCCTTCGCCGGGTCGACGCCGACCGTGTACAGGTCGATCGCCGCCTTGCTCAACCGTGCGGGTGACGAAACAATCGCCCGCTCACCGGGGACACCTTTCAGCGCAAACAATCGACCTCGGGTGCGCCGGCAGAACTCGTACACCATCTTGGTTTGGAAACCGGAGTCGATACCGCAACCGGCAATCCCAAGGACGGCGCCATCGTCACGCGTGTACTTTGTGGTCTGTAGGAAATCCCGAAGGTCGTCCCAGACGGAGCCCAATGTCGTGTCGCCATTGATGACGCGGGTCTCCAGCTCCCAACTCTGCTCATTGACGCCATACCCCACCGCCAATAACTCGAGTCGCGTTTCCTGCACGTCGACAGAGACGACAACCACGAGGACGTCATTCGGGCACTGATACGCCTCACGCTTCGACAACAGCGGCGCGTGGTCAATCTCGCGCGCTTCCTCCCTGAACACTTCACCGAGGACCGTATTCGTCCAGACCTTCATGCGCTCGTGGTCACCGCGCGCCTGGTGCCATTCCTTGACGACCTCGCGCCACTTCATCCAAGGCGAGTACAGCGCCGAGATGTGAAACGATGCGTGACCCTGAAACGGTGCGTCAGCGACCCATTGCCCTTTGAGCAACATGCCGCGTTTTTCGATTTCCTCGATCGGTCCTTTGCAGTGCGCGCATTCGTAATGGACCGACTTGTAGTCCGGCGACTTGTCTTCGAGTTTGTCGAAGATGATCTGCGACCATTTCAGCCGCTGGAACTCGCCGCACAGCGGACACGGCACTTCGTAGTGTCGTTGGTCGCCTTCGAGGAACGACGCCTCAATACGCGATTGCCCAGAAATCGTCGGCGTCGAAGTTCTGACTATCTTGCGATTCCAGAACGTCGTCGTTCGCTTTTCAGCCAACGCGAGGGGATCGCCTTCAGCACCAGCAGATTCCGGGTAGCGGTCAATTTCATCTGCAAGGACAATCCGAATCGGTCTCGATGCCAGGTTGCTCGGTGAATTCGCGCCGGCGATCGTCAGATGCCCACCGGGAAACGACTTGTGCAGGATCGTGTCGCCGCCCGTCCGCCCCTTGTGTTCAATCAATCCCGTCAGACATGGTGTATCGCGAAACATCGGCGCGAGCCGGTCTTTCGAAAACGCCTCAGCCATTGGCTTCTGCGTCGGCTGCAAAATCAGCAGCGGACTCGGGTCGTTTTCGACAAATCGCCCGATGATGTTGAGCAACACCTCAGTTTTGCCAACCTGCGCGCTCGACATCCAGCTGACCATCTCAACGGATGGGTCCGTGACCGCATCCATGATCCCGCGCTGGTACGGTGCTCGGTCAGTCTTCCAGCTGCCGGGCTCTGCGCTTGCCTCGCGGCTTAGGATCCTCTTCTGGTCCGCCCACTGACTCACCGTCAGTTTCGGCGGCGCCCTCCACAGTCGCGCCACCTCCGGCAGCCAATCCATCGAGCGCGGCGTTGATTTCAGAAGTAAGTCCGTGGTCAATCTCTGCCTCAGTCATCGATACCGCCACTGCGGCGAATCGCATGGGGATACTCAACAATCGCGATCGCGCGGCAGATACCAGCCGACCCACGCCCAACACCACATCGCCCTTCTCGATCAGGTTGCCGCGCAAAACTTCGCTTTGCAGTTCCGTATGTATCCGCTGCGCCTTCGTCAACCGCGCGCGCTCAGTGTTGTAGTCGAGCACGTCGTCCGTGCCTGCGACCTTGCCGAGCTCGTGGCGCACATACCACGCGACACACAACCCGAGGTCGTATTTGTTGGCCAGACCCTTCCGGCCGCTTCTCTGCACAGGCAATGGGTCGATTTCGCGCCCCATCCATGCCTTGATGGTCTGGTGCGTCGTGTTCAACGCCGCGCAGATCGTCTTTTGGTCGACTAGCAATTGCACAGGAAAGAAAGACTCATAGACGTTACAAAACTACACAGAGCCCGGCGCGGCGCAGACC